CAGTCGTTGCAGAACAACCAGCACCCGCAGAGCCAGCACCTGCTGCTCCAGCGGAACAAGCCACAGTAGCCGCGAGTTAATCATGGCTGATAAGTGGATACAGGGTGCAATTCAAAAAGCAGGTGCTTTACGGGAAGCATTGCATGTCAAAGCAGGACATAACATTCCTGCTGCGAAACTTGAGAAAGCATCTCATGCTCCGGGTAAACTAGGACAACGCGCTCGACTAGCGAAGACCCTTAAAGGGATGAAATGACCACCAGTGGATCAGCAGTATTCAATCTTCCGTTCAATGAAATAGCTGAAGAAGCATATGAACGGTGCGGTGTCGAGATGCGTACAGGCTATCAGCTTCGTACCGCTCGACGTAGCATGAATTTGCTGACGATAGAATGGGCAAATCGCGGGATTAATCTCTGGACGATCCAGCAAGGCGAAATACCTTTAGTCACGGGGCAAGTTTCATATCCCTTGCCGGATGACACCATTGACCTGCTCGATCATGTGATTCGTACCTATGAAGGTACAAACAATCAGCAAGACATTAACATTACACGTATATCGGAAACGATGTACTCAACGATCCCCAATAAGTTAGCGCAGGGACGTCCTATTCAAGTCTGGATCAATCGTCAGACTGCACAAACTAATCCCACAACCATTCAGTTATCAAGTGCGATTACCGCTACCGCGACATCGATTGCGGTGACAAGTTCGGTGGGATTAGCGTCAGCGGGGATGGTCATCATCAACGGCGAACAGATTTACTACAACAATATCGAGAATAACGTCCTCAACCTTTGTGCGCGTGGTCAGAATGGCACTACCGCCGCAGCACAGGCCGCAGGATCGTTTATTTCGGTCTACAACAATAACAGCATCAACGTATGGCCTACGCCCGATGGCGGAACTCAATATACGTTTGTGTACTGGCGTTTACGCAGAATCCAAGATACGACTAGCGGTGCGCCCAATGAAGATATTCCTTTTCGCGCATTACCTGCATTGATTTCAGGACTGACGTTCTACTTGTCTGGGAAAGTACCGGAAGCGTTTGCGCGGAGTGCAGAACTCAAAGCACAGTATGAAGAACAGTTCAACATGATGGCGGGTGAGGATAGAGAAAAGGCGTCCTTGCGATTAGCCCCTAGACAGATGTTCTGGTAATGGCAACACAGTACGCCAGTGGTAAGTATTCGATTGCAGAGTGTGACCGTTGTGGACAACGGTACATGCTCAAAGAGCTTAAGAAAGAGATTATCAAGACTAAGCTGTATCAGATTAAGGTCTGTCCTGAATGTTGGGACCCGGATCAGCCACAGTTATCATTGGGTATGTACCCTGTGTATGACCCACAAGCAGTACGTGAGCCGCGTCCTGATGTCAGTTATTATGCATCCGGTCAAAGTGGTTTAATGACTAACACCGCAACGACAGGTAATGCAGTGACGCAGCAAGGTTATCCCGAAGAGGGAAGCCGGGTTATACAGTGGGGATGGAATCCCATCGGTGGATCGGAAGCAAACGATGCAGGGTTAACGCCCAATTATTTGACGATCCAGTTTGCTATTGGAACATGTACCATATCATCTACGTGAGGACAGAATGGAAAAGAAAACCGTAAAGAAGATCGCTGATCAAGAAATTCACAAGCATGAAAGCCATATGCATAAAGGTAGCAAGCCTACCAAGTTTGCAAAAGGCGGCGTGACAAGCATGGGCGAAAAGGCTGTAGGTCGTAACATGGCTCGTGTAAACAATCAGAGAGGCCGATAATGAAAGAAATTAACCCGACAAAAGCAGATAGTCCTGCTATCCACATTGATCGAAAAAAAAATAACGAGCCTGCTGAGTTTTATGCCAAACCTCATACGATGGATGGCAGAACGATTGACGGAAATGAAGTCATGGAGCAGGGCGAATATTCCACCAATAAGTCCGCCAGAGAAGCTGGCATACGCGATCCTATTCCTAACGGGGTTAGCTTTGGCGCTTGTAAAGAGCCTAAGTCTTCTGGCATAGAGATGCGTGGCTTTGGTGCGGCAACAAAAGGTAAGATGTCCAGAGGACCGATGGCCTAATGTATTACGTTGACCTTGTTTCGGCGATCAACAATTACGCGGAAAACAACTTTCCGACGGCGGTTGTTAATCGTTTTATCGAGCAGTCTGAGCAGCGTATTTACAATGCTGTTCAGATTCCATCGTTACGCAAGAACGTAACAGGTCAAGTTAGCCCTGCTAATCCGTACTTATCATTACCATCAGATTGGCTTTCAACGTTTTCGTTGGCAGCTTATACCTATGCGACCGGTACGGTTACGACTGTATCGGGAAGTAATACCATTACCTTTACAGGAATTACCGCTCAAGTCGGTCAGCAAGTGACGGGAACAGGTATTCCTGCGGGAACGATTGTCCTCACAGGTGGAACGACCTCAGCGGTTTTGTCGGCTGACGCGACAGCCAATGGATCAGTCACGGCAGTATTCCAAGGTCCCTATGCATATCTCCTAAATAAAGACGTCAGCTTTATTCGGGAAGGATTTTCATATCCAACGACTACTGGATTGCCTTTGTATTACTCCCTGTTTGGGCCTCAAACAACCAATCAATTCAGCATGTCGTTCCTACTTGGTCCAACCCCGGATCAGGTGTACAACATGGAGTTGCACTACAACTACTATCCTACGTCTATCATTCAGGCGCAGATCAATTCCTTGGGTAACCCCACTACTTCGGGAACGTTCACTAACGGTTCGTACTACAACACAGCATTGACGGGCGGTACGGGATCGGGAGCGATAGCAAACGTATTTGTATCCGGCGGTGTAGTTTCTTCTGTGACCTTGCTCGAAGCGGGAACAGGCTATGCCGTAGGCGATGTACTTACAGCGACATTACCTTATACAACCGGTACGCCATCATGGAGTGTGTCGGTGACGGTGATTAATAATCCCACCGGAGAAACATGGTTGGGTGATTATTTTGATACTGCCTTGCTGAACTACTGCATGATGGAGGCAATTACATACACCAAGGGTGAGCAGGACTTGGTTGTGTTGTATCAGAAACGTGCAGATGATGCGTTAGAACTTCTCAAACAGTTGGGCGATGCGAAAGAGAAGGGTGATTCTTATCGTGATGGAAACCCAAAGTATAAAGTCAGATGATAGTCCAAACGATCACCAACTCATTTAAGTCGGACATCCTGCAAGCAGCGCAAAATCTTGCAACGGATTCGTTGTATCTGGCTTTGTTTACCGCGTCAGCGAATTTAAACGCCAATACGGTTGCGTATTCCAGCGCCAACGAAGTCACGAGCACAAACTATACAGCGGGCGGAAAATTAGTTACTGGCGTTACGATTACGACAGACACACAAAACAACATTGTGTACCTTAACTTTAATAACGTGACATGGACGAATGTTTCATTTGTTTGCCGTGGCGCTCTGCTTTACAATCAAACCCGAAGCAATCGTTCTATTGCGGTGTTGAATTGGGGATCAGACAAAAACGCAGGACCTAACTTTGTCGTTACCCTACCCGCAAACACATCAACGACAGCCCTAATTAGGCTATAGACAAGGACTAACATGGCTCTTATCACGACCACAAAAGGCGACATGGACGACTCCCTGTTAGAACACAAAACAGGACAGATTGATAACGATATTGAGTTTACCACTTGGGACGAATACTACTTGGACGGCGAACTGGTACACCGTTCGGCTCATGTGATTTTAAAACAGTCGCCGTTTACGGCTCTTGAAGCCGCAACATTAGGATAAATCATGGCAAATACCCAATCAATGTGTACTTCCTTTTTAGGACAGTTATTGTCTGCGGGGCATAACTTCGCAAGCAATAACGTGGCTCGTACCATTAACACAGCCGATACCTTTAAGGCGGCTTTGTATGTCACTACCGCAACGTTAAACGCGAGTACCACAACGTATTCATCGACTAACGAAGTAACCGGTACGAACTATACCGCAGGTGGCGTGACGGTAACGAACGCAACTAACCCGACCTCTACCAATACTTCAACTACCGCAGGGGTAGGATACTGGACGCCATCGGCAAGTATTGTATTTAGCAACGTGACGCTATCGACTGCGTTTGACACTATGTTGTTGTACAACTCATCTCAGTCTAACGCTGCGGTCGCTGTGTACACCTTTGGTTCGCAAACGATCACTGCGGGTAACTTCACGCTGACCATGCCTTCCAATACTTCCACAACTGCTTTAGTTAGACTCCAGACCACCTAAGGAGTAAGTCATGTCGCTCGGCTGGGGTAACAACGGCTGGGGCGTTGATCCGTGGGGCGGCACAGTAATACCAACTGGCGTATCGGCTAGTGGTGTTACGGGGACAGCAGTTAGTAATATCTCTGTTGCGCTGACAGGAGTCAGTGCAGCAGGGAATACTGGCTCAGAGTTGCCCAATGTCACCGTAGCGTTAAGCGGGGTGGTAGCGGGAGGCTTTACCGGAACAGTCACCCCTAATGCATCTGTAGCGGTCTCAGGATCGTCTGCAAGCGGCTTAACGGGTACGGTAACCGCAACGCCTACCTTTGCTCTATCGGGCGTCTTTGCAAGCGGGTTGACCGGAACGGTTAGCCCATCCTCTGCGGTATCAATCAGCGGTGTCTATGCCGCAGGATTGACGGGAAGCGTTACGCCAAACATTAGCGTAGCGACTTCAGGCGTATTCGCAACAGGCAGTCAGGGTTCAGAAAGCCCGAACATCACAGTTGCCCTTTCTGGCGTATACGCAAGCGGTTTAACAGGAACTGTTACTCCAGTATTCAACATTGCGTTAAGCGGTGTAAGTGCATCTGGATTTACGGGTTCGGTTAGCGCAAACAACACAGTCTCTGTATCTGGCGTTGTCGCTAATGGTTTAACCGGCACAGCTACGGCTACGCCGACATTCAGTTTAAACGGCGTATCAGCAAGTGGCTTTACGGGTTCTGTATCGCCTAGCAGCAGTATTACTGCATCGGGCGTCTTTGCCTCTGGTAATACGGGATCAGAATTACCCAACGTAACGGTAGCGCTTTCTGGCGTCTTTGGAAGCGCCTTTGTGGGTACGGTTACTGCTTCGCCAAGTATTGCGATCAGTGGTGTTTCGGCGGCAGGGCTTACGGGTTCTGTTTCGCCAAGTTCGAGTATTGCCCTATCAGGCGTCAGCGCAAATGGCCTAACTGGAACAATTACTCCTGTTCAATCCATCGCAATCAGCGGCGTATCAGCGAGTGGATTTACTGGAAACGTCACTGCAAGTCCTTCTATTGCGGTATCAGGTGTTAGCGCAAGCGGGTTTACCGGAACAGTTTCACCAAGTATAGATAAAGCGGTTAGCGGAGCTTCTGCGAATGGGCTGACCGGAACCGTCACGGCTACACCGACCTTTGCATTAAGCGGAGTATTCGCAAGCGTATTGACAGGATCGGTATCGCCAAGTAGTTCCATTGGTATATCGGGCGTATTCGCGCAGGGCAATACAGGATCAGAGCTACCCAACGTCACCGTAGCCTTGTCAGGCGTCTTTGCGAGTGGATTCACAGGCACAGTCACACCTAACTTTAATATCGCGACGAGCGGAGTATCAGCAGCAGGTCTAACGGGTTCCGTTACCCAAAGTAAAAATGTTGCGCTTTCTGGTGTTGCCGCCAATGGATTGACCGGGGCAGCTACAGCCACACCTCAAATTGCGGTAAGCGGCGTATATGGCAGTGGTTTTGTGGGTTCTGTCACCGCCGTTCCCACAATAGGTTTAAACGGCGTTGTCGCGGCAGGACTGACAGGCTTAGTATCGACAGGTAAAGATGCTGCGCTGTCTGGTGTTTACGCTACAGGAAACGCGGGATCAGAACTTCCGAACGTCACGGTTGCCTTATCAGGCGTACTGGCAAGCGGTTATGTCACTGCGCCGTTCCCTATCACGAGCAAGGCAATTAGCGGAGTAGCAGCATCAGGTTTAGTAGGTTCAGTTACTAACTCTAGCGCTATTGGTTTAAACGGCGTGGTCGCAGCAGGGCTGACAGGTACAATAACCACAACTTATACACAGGCATTAACAGGCGTCAGCGCGGCGGGTGTTGTTGGAACAGCTACACCTACGTATAGTCGCAGTATATCGGGAGTAACGGCAAGCGGGTCTGTTGGAAGCGTAGGAACGCCTAGAACGCTTGGACTTACGGGTGCAAAAGCGGATGGTATTTTAGGGGTCATTGGGTACTTTTATTGGAATCCAATAATAGACACGCAAATCCCTAATTGGATTGGTATTATAGATACAGAATCGCCAAGCTGGGCGCAGATAAATGCTGATCAAAACCCAAGCTGGAATGGTATTATAGACACGGAAACTGCCAACTGGACGTCAGTCGATAACCATGATGATGTAATTTGGGAAACAATAACCACAGTATAGGAAAATCATGTCAACTTGGACGAGTAACCTTTATATACAGTTAATTGGGACCGGGGAACAGTCTGGTACATGGGGAACCACCACCAACGGCAACTTCCAGTACGTGTTTGAAGAAGCGATTGTAGGACGTACAACCGTTTCATTTTCCGATGCGAACGTCACCCTAAGCGCGACACAGGCCACTACCGATCAAGCCTTTAGAAACGTATACCTAAACTGTACCGGTACAAACACGGCGCAGCGTAACTTGATCGTACCTACGATCAACAAGAACTATATTGTTGAGAACAATACCACCGGCGGCTTTGGTATTCAGGTCATTACTGCGGCGGGAACAGGCATTGTCGTTCCTAACGGATACAAAGCAGCGTTGTACGTAGATGGAACGAACGTTGTTACTGCGTTTAACTACCTGACCGCACTGGCCTCTCCATCTTTCACCAATACTTCTTTGACCTCTGGGCGGGTGGTGTATTCCACCACAGGTGGACTACAGACCGACTCTGCTAACCTGACGTTCAACGGTACAACCTTAACGGCGAATACCTTAAACCTCACAAACGCCTTGGTTACGACCTATGGCGGCACGGGGTTAAGTTCCTACACAGCAGGTGATCTGCCTTATTACGCATCTGGAACCGCGCTGTCTAAGCTAGGGATTGGTACGTCCGGCTACATCCTGACCTCCAGTGGAACTGCCCCGCAGTGGAGCAACAGCATCAGCATTGGCTCAATCACTGCTACATCTATCACAGACTCTGGCAACCTGACCTTTACAGGCACAGGAAGCCGTGTATTAGCCGACTTTACCAACGCGACTGTTACTAACCGTCTAGCGTTTCAGACCAGCACCACAAACGGTACTACGGGTATTTACGCCCTGCCGAACGGTACGAGCACGGCGGCTTCATGGCAAGCGACTAACGCGGCTGATCCTACCAACGCCTCTAAGATTCTGATTGCGACTAACGGCTCTACAGACGTACAGCTTGTATCAGGGATTAACGGTACAGGTACATATCTGCCATTGAGTTTCTATACCAATGGTTCTCAGCAAATGCGCTTGGATACGTCTGGCAACCTAGGACTAGGTGTTACGCCGAGTGCTTGGGGGAGCGGTAAAGCAATTGATATATCTGTATTTACTGGTTTGTGGAGTCTTTCAACTCAAACTCATTTAATAAGTAATGGATATTGGAACGGCACAAACTATATTTATAAAACAACAAATGCAGCCGCTGATTATGCACAAATTGATAACACGCATCGTTGGTATATAGCCCCCTCCGGCACAGCAGGTAACACTATCACTTTCACTCAGGCGATGACGCTGGATGCTAGCGGTCGCCTCCTAATCGGCACTACCTCTGCTAGTGGTTCTAACTATCTGCAAGTGAATAGTGATGCGCGTATTAACGGTATGACGGTGGGATTGGGTGGTGGTAGTGTTGTCTATAACACGGCGGTAGGCGCAAGTGCTTTATCTTCTAATACAACAGGTGGATATAATGTTTCAGTTGGCTATGGAACACTTGGTTCTAATACGACCGCCAATTACAACACTGCCATTGGTTATCAATCTCTCAACGCCAGCACAACAGCCAGTAGTATTACCGCAATTGGGTATCAAGCCGGATATACTGGAACTATTGGAAACAGTGGTGATGTTTTTGTTGGATTTAAAGCGGGATATACAAAAAATACCGCATCCGATATATTTGCAACCACATTAGTTGGTGATGTAGCCGGAACTCTAATTACTACAGGTACCGATAATACAGGGTTTGGCGGATATTCTTTAAGTAGCACCACATCAGGTAGTCAAAACGTTGCTGTCGGCGGTGGTGCTTTGCGTTACAACACCACCGCCTCTTACAACACTGCCGTAGGTTATCAAGCTGGGTATAGTAATACGACTGGTGGAAATGGAGTATATGTTGGTGTTGGTGCTGGTTATTCAAATACTACGGCAAATGACAATACATTTGTAGGTTGGAGCGCTGGTTATTTCAACACTACAGGAGCAAACAATACTTCTAGTGGCAGAAGTTCTCTTTATGCAAACACAACAGGAGGAGAGAATTCTGCTTACGGATGGGGTGCTTTAAATCAAAACACAATTGGTAATTATAATACTGCACATGGTTCTAGGTCATTATTCTCAAACACCACCGCCTCTTCCAACACCGCTGTAGGTTTTCAGGCTGCCTATAGCAACACGACAGGAAATGTCAACGCCTTTGGTTATCAAGCTCTATATGCCAACACCACTGGAACTGAAAATGCTGCTTTTGGAAATGCTGCACTTGCAACAGTAACAACTGGAATCCAAAATGCTGCGTTTGGCGCTAGATCATTACAATACAATACCGCAAATCAAAACTCAGGATTTGGTATTGCTGCTTTAGGTACAAACACAAGTGGTGGATCAAACGCTGCTTTAGGTTTTGCTGCTCTTTATTCAAATACCACAGGTAGCACAAATACCGCCGTAGGAAGTCAGTCTCTTTATTCAAACACCACCGCCTCTAACAATACTGCTGTTGGGTATCAGGCTGGATATACAAATACTACAGGCACTTCATTAACTGCTGTTGGTTACTATGCGTTAACCTTAAATACCACTGGTAACGGAAATACCGCTGTAGGTTTAAATGCGGCTGTAAATAACACAAGCGGAAGTTCAAACAGTGCTTTCGGTCAACAGTCGCTTAATGCTAATACTACTGGTGGAAATAATACTGCGATTGGTTATCAATCCCTACTTTCAAATACTACTTCAAATGGCAACACCGCTGTAGGTTTCCAAGCTGGGTATAGTACTACTGGTACTTATTTAACTGCGGTCGGCTACCAAGCTGGGTATAGCAACACTACAGGCGGTTCCACATTTATTGGTAATAAAGCTGCGTATTCAACAACTACAGGTGGAGATAATACTGTTGTAGGTGATTCTGCTTTATATACAAACACCACAGGTAACGTCAATGTGGCGATGGGAGTATCTGCTTTATATTTCAATACTACAGGTGCATCAAATGTGGCTATTGGAGTATCAGCTTTAAGAGGAAACACCACCGCATCTAACAACACAGCAGTAGGGTATCAGGCGGCTTATTCAAATAGTACGGGTACGGGTATTGTTGCTGTTGGTTATACAGCGTTGAAAGCAAATACCGCATCAAATAATACAGCCGTTGGAAATGGCGCAATGGCGTTAAATACAAGCGGAACATTTAATACCGCAGTAGGTGGTATTGAAGCTAGTGGTTATCCTGCGCTTTATTCTAATTTAACTGGTAATTACCATGTTGCTATTGGTGCTGGTGCTTTAGGTAAAACTGATGGCGCACAATATAATGTGGCCGTAGGATATCAATCTTTATTCAGCAACACCACCGCTTCTTACAACACAGCAGTAGGTTATCAGTCTGGGTATAGTAGTACAGGACAACAAGGAACTTTTATTGGATATTTTTCAGGGTATTACAATACATCTGGCGTAAGGAACACAGCGGTAGGATATGGTGCTTTTGCTACAGGCGGTTCGGTTGGAACGGGTTCAAACAACACTGCTATTGGTTCGTTAGCAAATCAAGCTAATACGTCTGGAAATTACAACGTTTCTGTTGGTGATTCTGCCCTTTACTCCAACACCACAGCTTCTAACAACACCGCAGTAGGTTATCAGGCTGGATATAGTAATACTACAGGAACAGGATTAACTGCTATTGGTTATCAAGCAGCATATTCAAACTCAACAGGAGCTTCTTATACAACTGCTGTTGGTTGGCAAGCGTTATATGCAAACACAACTGGCTTATATAATACTGCCGTTGGTCAATCTTCTTTAAGTTCAAACACAACAGGTGGTAATAATTCTTCACTAGGATTGGCTTCTTTATCATCAAATACTACAGGCTCTAATAATGTTGCGATTGGTTCAAACGCTCTTTATTATAATTCCACAGCCGCTAACAACACCGCTGTAGGTTTTCAATCGGGTCAAAATATTACAACCGGTTCTAAAAATACCATCCTTGGTAGCTATTCAGGAAACTCAGGCGGCCTAGACATCCGCACAGCATCTAACTACTTAGTAATGTCTGATGGTGACGGCAACGTCCTCCAAGTAATAGATTCTGGTAAAGCTACATGGCAGCCATTAAGCCTTACGTCTAAATCTGCTGCTGCAACTTTAACACTAGCAATCTTGCAAACCGGAATGATCCAATATACCGGTTCTGCTGCGGCTCTGACGTTTGATACAGGTTCAAATATAGATGCAGCAGGTTCTATTGCGACTAATACCGCACTTCAATTTACCGTAGTCAATACTGGTTCTGGTACGGCTACAGTAACCGCAGCAACAGGCGTTACAATCGTAGGTGTTGCAACTGTAGCGGCAACATCCTCTGGCACATTTAAGTTCCTCAAAACCGCAGCAAATACGTTTGTTGCTTATCGTATGTAAGGAGAAATCATGAGTATTACCTATACCACTACTATTACTTCGATGTACTGCGTACAGTCACCCCAACCCGATTACGTTGTGAATGTCCTTTTCACCGTGTCTGGTACTGATGGTACACATACTGCTTCTATTGATGGCAACGTACAATTAGCTGTAGAAGCAAGCGATCCTAACTTTGTGCCTTACGCACAACTTACTCAGACGATTGTGTTGGGTTGGATTAACGCACAAACTGACAATCAAGCGAATTACTACGCTAATATAGATGGTCAGATTCAGTCGCAAATTACGCCGCCTGTATCACCTCAGAACACGCCCTTACCTTGGACAACTAAATAAAGGGTAACCGGGTTCCCTATCTAACCCGAACTTGGAGTCTCAAATGGAAAAGCTGTCTTTATCTTTAAACGTTGTAAACGGAATCATGCAGTACCTGAACACTAAACCACACGGAGAAGTCCGTGCGCTGATTGATGCGATTGAAGCAGAAGCAAAAGATCAGTTACCTGCTCAAGTGCAACAAGAGCCTGAGCAAGCTGCTGCTTAATAAAGACCGGGGCGGCATCTGCTGCCCCATTTAAACGGGTTAAATAATGGACTCACTCGATCTGCTGTCAAAGCTATGGCCTGTCTTAGTAGGATTTGTTGTGATTGTTTTAACGTTCGGTGAAGTCCGTTCCCGCATCAGCGTTTTAGAAGACAAAGTACGTACCCTCTTTGATCTCTGGAACAAAAAATGAATCATGAAACGATCTTGATATGGCTCCTTGTCTACGTGGTAGGCATATCAGGAACGGTAGGCGCAGTATGTAATTTTGACGTTATACCGTGTGAACAGACGGGTGACACAACACAATGGACGCTACAACTGATAGCGGTCGTTGTTTCATTATTAGCCGGGAGGAAAGATGGCTGATTGGTTAGATACTTTAGAGAAGTTAGCACCCACTGTTGCGTCAGCCCTTGGTAGTCCTGTAGCGGGTATGGCTGTCGGTGCTCTTGAGTCTGCTTTGGGTATGTCTGGTGATGACGTACAAAAGACGATTGAAACTGGCAAGTTAACAGGCGATCAAGTCGCTGCTATTCAGCAAGCTGAACTTGCGTTGAAAGCCAAAGCGCAAGAACTAGGACTGGACTTTGCCAAGCTAGGAAACGAAGATCGTGCTTCTGCTAGACAGATGCAGCAGAACGTTAAGTCATGGGTGCCTCCTTTTCTCGCGATTGCGGTCACTCTGGGATTCTTCGGAATACTGGTAGGTCTCATGTTAGGCAAGATCAATCAAGCGACCGAAGTAGACATTATGTTGGGAAGTCTTGGAACCGCATGGACAGGAATCGTATCTTTTTTCTTTGGTTCAAGCGCATCTAGCCAAAGCAAAGATCATATGTTGTATAACTCTCAACCATTAAATAAATGACGTATAAAGCGCGGGTTTGTAGGTCATGTTCTTTGGTTTTTCAGCCAAATACTTCTCGCGAGGCGTGGTGCAGCAATGATTGTCGCTTTAAGTCTCATATAAACCCTAAGTGGGATGTAAATGAATGTTGGGAATGGGATGGTGCTATATTTAAAAAAACAGGATATGGTCAATTTGGCTCAGGAAAAAGCGGGGTTTATACCGCCCATAAGTATTCATATCAGTTGTTTAAAGGACAAGTTCCTGAGGGGTTATTTGTTTGTCACTCTTGCGATAACAGAAAGTGCTTTAACCCAAATCATTTGTGGGTTGGGACGCATGCAGATAACATGAACGACATGATACAAAAAGGCAGATCGACCCTTGGTAACAAATACCCGCAATGTTCGGGTGATAACCATTGGCGAAAGCGTAAGGAACAAAAATGACACAACTCTCACCTCATTTTAGTTTAGAAGAACTGACTCATTCAGACGTAGCCGTGCGTAACGGTTATGACAATACGCCTGATGAAGCGACTATTCTTAATCTGACGCGCCTTGCGGAGTTCCTAGAAAAAGTTAAACGGCTTTTGAACGACAAGCCCGTGATGATTTCCTCGGCTTACCGCAGCAAGCAAGTAAATGATGCAGTGGGTTCAAAGGATACAAGCCAGCATAGGCTTGGTTGTGCCGCAGACATTCGAGTGCCGGGAATGACGCCAGATGAGGTCACGCAGGCAATTAAAAATTCAGATTTGCCCTTTGATCAGGTTATAAGAGAATTTGATGCTTGGACCCATCTGTCTGTGCCTAATCGCGAGGGAGAGCAACCAAGAGGTCAGGCGCTTATTATTGACAAGCAGGGTACACGCATTTACACGGCTTAATCATGCCCCAGAAAAAGATAACGTTTAAACCGGGGGTTAACCAAGAGAATACTCGGTACGTTACTGAGGGCGGTTGGTACGACTGCGATAAGGTTAGATTCCGTCAAGGATTTCCGGAAAAGATTGGCGGTTGGGCGCAGCTATCTGGAAATACATTCTTAGGCGTTTGCCGATCTTTGTGGAATTGGGTCACGCTAGGCGGTTTAAACCTGCTTGGTGTAGGGACCAATCTAAAGTTTTACATCGAGGACGGCGGTGCGTATTACGACATTACGCCTCTGCGTTATTTAACAGGAACTGTAGCACTTTCTAATGCTTTTACCACAGCAAACGCATCGAACATCGTACAGGTTACGTCCACGGGGATTAATCTCTTCACTGGCGATACTGTTAACATTTATAACGTACAAACTGCTGTTAATGGTATTCCGGCGGCAGATTTCAACAAGCAGTTCACGGTTACCCGTGTAAACGCCAACAACTTTAATATCACCACCGCAGACGCGGCGACTAGCCCCGGAACGGGCGGCGGTACGTTTAACGTCACTTACTTCACCTATTACTTCCCAATCCAAAGCATCGCTACCGTAAGCGGTTCTAGTACGGTGACGGTAAACGCGACAGGGAACGGCTGCGTAACAGGTGACTTCGTTTACTTCCCGACTTTGATCAGCTACAACGGCGTATCCATTCAAGGTTGGTATCAGATTACGTTAGCCCTTTCTGCGTCCTATACCATCACTGCTGGAACGAACGCATCAAGCTCTGGAACGGACGTCCTTTCTTCCTATTATGTCCAGTACCAAATCAACACTGGTACCTCCATAGCCGTTCCACAAACCGGATGGGGCGCAGGTGGATGGGGATTAGGAGCTTGGGGTTTAGGGGTTCAAGCGGTTCAGCAATTAGCATTGTGGTCACAAGCTAACTTTGGCGAGAACCTTGTGTTTGGACCGCGTGGTGGCGGTATGTATTATTGGGTCGCAACAAGCGGTGTAAATACGATTGGATACAACCTAGCACAGTCTTACAACGCTTCTGACGTGCCGACCATCCAGAACAATATCGTGATCTCAGATGCCTCTCGTTTTGTGTTGGCGTTGGGATGTAATGACTATGCATCCGATAGTCTTAATCCGATGTTGATTCGCTGGTCGGATCAGGAATCCACAATCAACTGGACACCTGCTGTAAACAATCAGGCGGGAAGTCTGACCTTATCGCATGGATCAACGATTGTAGGGTTCATTCAAGCCCGTCAAGAGATCGTGGTCTTTACGGACTCTTCAGTATATAGCCTTCAGTATCTTGGTCCTCCCGCCGTGTGGGGATCAACCCTCGTAGGTGAGAATACCTCTATCCTCAGTCCAAACGCGATGTCATTGGCATCTGGTATTGTGTACTGGATGGGACGCGGGAAGTTCTATACCTACAACGGTACAGTCCAAACATTGAATTGCGACTTGCGTGAATTCATCTTCAGCAACATCAACCTACAGCAGAACTTCCAAGTGTACTCAGGAACGAACGAGGCGTTTAACGAAGTCTGGTGGTTCTACTGCTCCGCAAACTCAACAGTCAACGATACCTATGTGATCTACAACTACGTGGATCAGGCATGGTATTTTGGCTATCTTGGACGTACTGCATGGATTGATACAGGGCTACGCTCTTATCCGATTAGTGCTACGTACAACAACAATCTGGTGTATCAAGAGTACGGCGTGGATGACAACACCACCGGAACGGCGGTACCGATTGATTCGTACATTCAGTCCTCTGAGTTTGATATTGAGGATGGAGATCGTTTCAGCTTCATCTGGCAGCTTCTGCCGGACGTTCGTTTCAACGGCTCTACCTCTAATTCTCCTGCGGTAACGATGACGCTCACGGGCTTACAAAACTCTGGATCGGGCATCAACAACGTCAGCATCAGCGCGGCAGGAACGAATATCGCATCTGTACAGCAGTATCAAAAGCCTATTCCCGCGAATGGAAGCACTAGCTCTGTAGTCATCGAGAAGTTCACCGGAACCGCTCCCGTGCGGGTACGTGGGCGTCAGCTTATCTTTAGAATCGAAGGCAATCAGCTAGGCTTACAGTGGCAGCTAGGCGCACCTAGAATTAACATCCGTCCTGACGGAAGAAGGGGAGACACATGAGTAATACCAACGTACCTGCCGTACCGAACCTCCCGCTTCCTGAACAAGAGTTTAGCCAACAGTATTTAAACGTCCTAACGAACGTCTTGCGCCTGTACTTTACCCAGCTTAACGGGGCGGTACAGACTAACGCCAACGATATTTCCTCCCTGACAACGCTTGCTTGGTTGGATATGTAATGCGTTATCAGAACGTTACTCCAGTACAATTAGGCCAAGCTGCGTTAACAACTAGCGTAGCAACGTTGTATACCGTTCCGAGCAGCACAAGAACCTACGTAAAAGGCATAGATATATGCAATACGTCTGGATCAACTATTACGGTGAATGTTTATCTTGTTCCTTCGGGTGGTAGCGCTGGAACAGGTAATGCGCTGTTTTATGGTTTAAGCGTATCGGCTAACACAACCTATCATTGGGTGGGGACACAGATATTGAACCCTGCTCAAACACTACAAGCATCCGCAAGCACAACAGGCTGTACGTTAATTGCAAGCGGCGGTGAGGCGACTTAATGGATTATTTGAAACTCTTTATCGAAGTTGCGCAAGTTTCACGCCCAACTTATAGAGACAAAATCAAGTTAACTGATTTAAACACTCCGCTGACAGCAACAGAACTGGATAGCCTTGATTGCCTGATGATCGGTATGTATCTCTGCGAGATATACGGCATAGACGAAGAAGTGTCCAAAACTATGCAGCCTTCTACCCCGCAAGGGTATTTTGATTTCTGTAACGAACATAAAACACGCGAACCAAGTTCAGCGGAAGAAGCTTTGTCATGGATCGTATGATTTACCTGACTGAAAAACGTATCGCTTATACCGAAGAAACAACAAGCCTTCTGGACGTGATGTATCCCCAGAACGTGCATCTGTTCCCTGATACCTACGCCAAGACCAATACAGGCATGGTGTATCCCCCGCATAAACTTGCGGATAAAGTCATTGATCCTGAAATCATGGAGCGTAGTCGAGATAATCCTATCCGTACCGCCTTTATTCTTGCCGCAGGAAACGCTCACTTTGCGGGTTTAAACCCAAAGGATAAAGAGCCTAACTGCCTAAGCTATGACTACAAGCCCTTGCCTATGACGTTAACGCAGGTCTATGCGGGGCGTATAGCGGCTGCATTTGGTGCGACAGATTTAGTCGTCACGGATGCATCAGCTTGCGCATCAAGTTTAAAGGTCATGATGGATGTACAGACCTACATACGCAACTATGCGTTTGATCGCGTGATTGTGTTGGGCGTAGAAGATGCTGTGAGTAATACGGTATTGAACTTCTTTGGTCAATCTGGCGCATCCTTAACCTTAGAGAAAGAAAAACAAGGCGAAATACGCAGTGCGTTTGATCCGGTAAACGGTGGATTCTATGTCGGTCAAGGTGCCGTTTTTGCTATGTTTGAGACCGAAAGAAGCATCAGATACAGCGGAAATACTCCTTGTGCGGAGCTTATTAGCGCCTATTCAGCCAGCGAGCATAGTACCAATGCCATCGGTCAGCGCGAGGACGGACAGGGGTTTAAACGGGCGATACAGGGCGTGGTTTACGGCGGGAATGTAGATTTAAACAAGATACGGCTGGTGAAAACGCATGGCACAGGAACGAAGTCGAATGACTTAGCAGAACGAACGGCTTTGACAGCTACGCTCAAAGAGTTTCAAGCAACATCGTTTAAACAGAGAATTGGTCATACGATGGGCGCAAGCGGCTTGCTCGAGACTATACTCTTGTTAGATAATGTAAAAAACGGTTTAGTACCTGCCATTCCTAACCGTACAGACGAAGATAGTATCTTTTTAAGCAAACCTGTCCCCGCAGAGAGGGGAGGATTGATTTTAAGTCTTGCGGCTGGAATGGGTAATATCTATTCAGCGGCAATCTTTAAGGACTTGCAATGCTGATCGATAGCCATCAAAGAAAACTTAGCCCTACTCAAATTATTGAGCAAGCGGCACAAAACATCCCAAACAATAAGTATTCGGCTGATCAAATGCTTGCGTCCGTCATTACAGAAACGCGGATGCCAAATTGTTTTGCAATTCAAGAAGGCAACACTTTATTTATCGTTCATGCAGGTGACAAACGAGTTGCTATGTTTCGCGCTTTAAACGCTGATACTGGAAAGAATTACCTTGAAAACTCTTTAATCTTTACCAAGGCCATGTATATGGCGGGTTTTGATTCTATGGTGAGTCAGTTTGACGATCCTGCAATCATTAAAGTATTTCAATACGTAGCGCGTCATCCATTTCAGCGTGATATGGGCATGGAAGTACGTAGACAAGAAGATGGGGGATACCTTGGTATTGTCCAGCTTGGACCGCAGCGGGGAGAAAAATAATGGGCGGCGTTGTTAAAGCGGTATCAAACGTTGTATCGAGTGTTACCCATGCAGCAACAAGTGTTGTTGCATCTGCGGGTAACCTTGTATCAAACGTAGCGAAAACAGCAGTTAACGTTGTTCAAGATGTAGGTAAAGTTGCATCAACCGCTGTTCAAGCGGCGGTAAATGATCCGATAGGAACGATAGCCAAAGTTGCTGCTGTTGCGACAGGAAATGCAGAACTATTACCAATAATTAGTGCGGCAGATACTGTAGCGCATGGTGGTGATCTTGGGAAAGCTGCAACGAGCGCTGCACTTGCCTATGCTGTTCCAGCAGCAGGGCAAGAAGCCACCGCAGCATTACAAGGAACTACAGCAGGTAATTTATTGGCGTCAGCCAATCAAGGAATTGCCAGTACCTTGGGAGAAAACGCTGCTGCTACACCATTAACAAGCGCAGGTGTTGCTGCTGCCGCGTCTGCTTTACAAGGTGGTAATCCCATAAAAGCAGCGGAAAATTCATTAATTGGCGGCGCAATTAATAACGCCATCAACAATGTCACCGCACCTACACCTAATACCGGTGTTGCCTCTATAGCACCTACTCCTACGCCGGCACCGGCACCTATTGCAGAAAATACTCCCGCTCCTGTACAGGTAGCCGATAATACATCTGGTATTTCATCTGTTCTTCCGGTCGCACCTGCACCAGTAACACCTGCTCCGGTCGCACCAGCGCCAGTAACACCGGCTCCCGTAGCGCCTGTAGTTGAACCTCCTGCACCTGCGCCAACGGGAATTGCATCTGTTCCCGGTTTTAACGCTTTGTCTAACATGACAGCCTCCAATAATATTGGTACACCCAAAACGGATGTACCTGTGTTTGAAGCCCCTGCTAATGTAAACGCAGCACAAAGCACAGGTGGAACACAGCAAGAAACACAATCAGCATTGATGGCTGCTCCCGCTTATGCGCAACCGGTTGAAACCAATCCAAATGCAAATGGCGTAACATCGTTTGCTGCCTCCGGCATGCAGCCCTACCAGACTACACTCAATCCAGATGGCTCAACGACCTATACCGATTTAAACGGCGCACAGACCACGTTCAATGCGGATGGTACTGTAAAGTCGCCTACTCAAACATCGATGGACCCCTATGGCACAACGTTCGGTCAGTCCATGCCTGTTGATCCTACAACGGGTCTAGCAGAGGGTATTACCACAGCTACCAATCCTACTGGATACCAAGACGCAAACGGCAATATGACAACTGCTGCTGGTCTACCTGTTTACTATGATACCTACGGTAATCTAGTGAATGCGAACGGTCAAGTTATTCAAACTGACAACGCAGCAGCAGCAAGTGACACTGCTACAAAATCTTCTACCGATTCAAGTACGTTAGGCAAAATCGCCAGTACCTTATTAGGTGGATCAAGTGGTTCTGGATCATTACTACCACTTGCAGCAGGAATAGGCGCAGGAGCCTTATTAAGTGGATTGGGTAAAGGGTCGAGCGTTACCCCCGTAGATTATGGGTATGATACGTTCGATTGGAACGCAAGTCCTGTAAATGCAGCTATTGATGGCGTTGCGTATGGTCAATCCATATTGAACCCAACGTTCACTACTCATAAAAACGCTAAAGAAGGCGGTCAGGTTAGCCATTTAGCACAGGGTGGTTCAGCAGGTAAGAACGTGCCGTTAGTCTTTGCGGATGGCGGTCATATCCATCGTGCCATATTGCAAAAATTGCATCATGCAGGTCACCCGATCAATCAACAAACGATTGAAGAAGTTGCACATCTTGTACGTCAAGGCGCACCAGAGCATCACATTATTGGGTTCATGCATTACCGCAAGAAGATGGCAAGCGGCGGTACAACAAGCCCACAAATGGGTGCGACAGATGAAGAAAGTAAAGCGGCATTCAACGCGGCCTATCCAAGTCAAATGTATACCACTCCACAAACAAATCAATATCCACAATGGCTGATAGATGCATTAGGCGCACAGCCTAATCAAAAACAAAGTGGACTGACTGCACTCATGCGCTACTTGCATGTTCTGCCTCAGAACGCTGTTGCAGAAGGAACGGTCGGTATTCCAACCTCTGATCAGCAAACAGCGGCGGTATATGGACATGCGGCAGGAGGGCCATTAGGCGCCTATTCCGATGGCGGTCACTTCCTTAAAGGTCCCGGAGATGGTATGTCCGATGACATTCCTGCGCGGATAGGACAGCATCAAGAAGCCAGATTAGCTAATGAAGAGTTTGTGATTCCTGCGGATGTTGTATCCCATTTAGGGAATGGTTCGTCTGAATCTGGCGCTAAAGTCCTATACGACATGATGGATAAAGTACGCAAAGCAAGAACAGGAACGACCAAGCAGGGCAAACAGATCAACCCACGTAAGTTCATGCCAAAAGGTTAATCATGGCTACCTCTTCTTCAACGAATACAACTAGCACAACTTCCGGTATTGGCGGGTTACCCTTAAGTGGTCCATTAAGTTCAACGCCTTCAACACAATCCGTTGTGGCACCCAACGCTGTTGCGGCTCCTTTAGAGACATCGCTTGCCAATCAAGCAAATGCGTTACTTCAAGCCCCTTATCAAGCGTATACGGGTCAGTTAACCTCTGGTCCATCTACTATACAGAATCAAGCATGGCAAGGATTGTCAAGCTCAGGTGTGCCTTCACAGTTGACCTCTGCTGCAAGTCAGCTAGGCGATACTGCTGCACAGATGGGCAACATATCCTCCACATTTAATCCGGAGACCTTCACCAATACCTACACCTCACCCGGTGCGTATAACGAAATTAACGCAACGAATCAGTATGCATCACCGCAGAATTTATCCTCAAATGTAAACTTCACGAATCAGTTTACTAATCCCGGTGCATACAACGGCATTCAAGCTTCAACACAAGCGTTTACACCGCAAGCTGCACAGCAGTTGATGAATCCGTATTTGCAAGCTTCACTAGCGCCACAATTGCAACTCTTACAGCAGCAACTAGGCACTCAAAACGCTGCAAGTAATGCACAGTTAGCTCAGGCGGGAGCGTATGGAGGTGGACGCCAAGCGGTTGTGAATGCACAAAACGCTTTAAATAGTAACCTTGCAGCAAATCAGTTGATCAGTTCTGGATATAACACTGCTTACAATAATGCGATGAACCAGTTCAATGCGGATCAAGCGCGTTCTTTACAAGCACAACAAGCAAATATTGGACAACAACAGTTTGGTGCAAATCTTGGCATGACTGCGGCAGAACAGGCCGCTACGTATGGTCAGCAAGCTTTAAATGCTAATGCACAGCAGCAGCAGTTTAACGTCCAACAAGCACTCGCGAATGCACAGAACGTAGCGAACTATGGAAACCAAGCGCAAGCTGCAAATATTCAACAGCAGCAGTTCAAGACCTCCACAGGATTGACGGAGGCTCAGCAAGCTGCTCAAGCATTGCAAGCGCAACAAGCAGCACAAGAAGCCCAAAAACAATATCAATCTAACCTTGCTTATCAGGGCTTACAGGGTCAAACATCTGCTCTGCAAGCGCAAGCTAATGCAGGCACAAACATTTCTGCGTCCAACTTAGCCAATTTAAACGCCTTGGCAAATGCAGGCGCTACCCAACAGCAACTAAACCAAGCTGCTTTAAACGCGCAGTACAATCAATATCTGGCGCAGCAGCAATACCCACAGACCATGCTGAAGCTTGGTTCTTCTGTACTCACGGGTCTACCCGGTCAGACGACCAGTACGTATGGTGCAACACCTTCTACATTACAAAGTATTCTTGGTACCGCTGGTGGGGTCACTACACTAATGAACAACTTGTTGGGCGAAGGTTATACCAAAACTGCTGCACAGAACTTTATTCAAAGGATTACCACGGGCGGTACTGGCGTGGTTCAAACACCTACAGGAATTACGTCTGATCCTGCAACGGGCGCTTTCTTTGATGCGGCAACTGGCCTACCATTAAGCTCAAAAACTGATTCAAGCGGAACAACCATCTATACAAATTCGAGCGGTCAACAATATTACGATGACGGAATGGGTAACCTACAACCGTATGAAGGGTAATAGGCAAATAATATGAGTATTGCGCAACCCAATTTAATTCAGATTCAACAAGCCCTGCAAGTGATGCCTTTGCAGGCGGTGATGAAGTATGCAAACAGCGAAGGCGCGGGGAGCGCTGAAGTGCCTCAGTACATGGCTTTGGCTGAATTGAATCGGCGTAGCCAAGCACAGCAAGCGCAGTTGCAAGGTCAGAACGCAGTTACTCAGACCGTTAAGCAGACGCTTGAGAATCAACTAACCAAACCCAATCAAACGGCTGTCAATCCCGGTATTGCGTCTATCGCGCCCACAAATCCTGCTGCGCCCGCTCCACAAGTCAACCCGACTATTGCGCCAACTGCTGTTAATCCTGCGGCTGCTCCCGCCGAAACAAACCCCGAAGCCACGCCTACTGCACCCACGATGCTTGCTGCGCGTGGTGGATTGATGTCTTTACCCATTCACGCAAGACGATACGCACATGGCGGTATCGCAAGCTTTGCCGAAGGTGATCAGGTACAAGACCCCGCGACAGTGACATCACCACCTCCTGCTGCTACGTATGAGGATTTACCAAGTCAAAACGATACAAGCGATGACGAGTTTAAACAGAACGATGACGCAATCAATGCGCTCGTTCAGCAACGTATTGACAGCAGAGCAGATAAAACAAACTTTGAGAAAGCGCAAGCGATGGAGGCTCAGGGGTATGGTGGGAGAACACGATTAGATGCACCTATTGTCTCAGAACCCGTAGCGCCATCAGGTGCAAACGTGGCAAGCAAAACGCCTAATCGTCCGATAAATGTTGCTCCGTCTTCGTTGCCCCCGCGTATGACATATGAAGACTTACCTCAACCAGAAGATACCGTAGCACCAAGTGTTCCGGGTGGTTTTTCAGCTACATCAGAACCCAATCAACAAGGGATTGCAGCAACCCTAAAACAAAACCAAAAACAACCCTCTGGCGCTGCTGCAAAAGAACCTGCATCGGGTATACCGTCTTCGGATGAATTTACATCTAAAGTTAAAGGAATGGTTGATGATCTACAAAACAACCTTCAGACGCAACTTAACAATACAGCAAAAAAATTTCAAACAGAAGATTTAACCCCTGAACAAGCATTTCAACAACAAGAAAAGATGCGCAAAGATCATGGTATATCTGACGATCCCCTTGCGCCTTTGAAACAAAGATATGCAAATATAGAACAAAAACAACAGGAAGCTGCACAGAACGATTCGTTCGATCGTGTTATTGCAATGATGACTTCATTCGCTCAAGCCGATCCAACGAAAGGCTTTGGGTTTGCTGCTGCAAAAGCCGCTGACGCAAGTCAAGCTTTGAAGAAAGATCAAAGAGCTTTACATGAAGCCCAAGAAATGAAAATGGCTGAGATTCAAGGAAGTCTCGCAACCGCAGACGATGCACGGAAACGTGGGGATGTTGCAGCAGCGGAAAAGGCTTCAGCAGATGCTCGAGACGCCAAGTTAAAGTTAAATGATCTTGTTTTGAAAGAACAACAAGTTCAAGTAGCGATGGCTCAAACAGGTTTACAAGGCATTAGTTCCATCACTAACATGATGTCTGAAGGTCCAAAACTTGCTCTTGAAAGCGAAAAGTTAAAAATTGAAAGAGCCAGAGCATTGAAAGCCCCCGACAATGTTGCTTATGCACAAGCATATGCTTTATCGGCGCACGTACCTTTTGATGTAGCAGTCGATAGATTGATAGAAAATAAAAATCAAAACACTTTAATTTCTGCGTATGAATCTGAGTGGAAAGCCAATGGTATAGATTTAGAAACAGGAAAACAGTTACAGAGCAGATATAAGTCGTTTGATGAATTCTTGAAATCTAAAGGAATTCGTTCACCACAAAGCGGTCCCGCTGAAGGCGAAACACGAACAGACAAAAAAGGTAATAGAATAATGTTTGTAAACGGTCAATGGGTTTATCCGTAGATGCCAACTCCTGTCCCAGACGAACTTATACCTGATAGGTTAAAGCGTAGACTTGTACCTAACGATCTTTTGCCTGATGATTTATCAGGTAAACAGCCGGAACAGCCCGCCCCCAGTTCGGAGCAACCTAAAACCACAGCGTTAGGTGCTGCCTCACGGTTTGGCATAAACAGTCTCATACCAAGTGCAGCGGGTTTGGCTGCGGCTGATATAGCGACCCCAACAGGTGCTGAATTAGGAACGATGCTAGGTACATTAGCAGCACCGTTTCTTGGTCCAGAAACGATACCGATTGGTACAGGTTTGGGAGCATTAGTCTCGGGATTGGGCGCTGCTTATCTTGGGTCAACCGCAGCGGAAAAAGCGCAAGGTGCAGCATTAAAAACAGTACCTGAGTTTGCAAAAAGCATTGGTCAGTCAGAAGAGCAGCTTGCAGAAGCCCAAAGAGAGCATCCATATGCATCTTTGCTAGGTGGATTAGCGGGAGGCTTGCCTACTTTACATCCTGATCTTAAAGTCTTAAGCAAACCAAGTGCCTTTTTTACCCCTGCTACAGAAGAGTTGGGTGGTTCCGCAGCAGAAAGGATTCTCAGTACCCCTGCCGCGCAAGCCGCATTGGGAGCCACAATCTCTGGCGCTCAAGAAGCGTATAACGAAGAAGAATTCGATCCGTTAAAAATAGGCCTATCCACGATAGGCGGTGGATTAATGACCAAAAAAGGGTTCATTGGCGAACCCATTGGTCGTGCTTCTTCTGCATTGGGTCAAGCGGTTGCTTCGCCTTTAGCGGAAAGAAACGCAAACAATAAATTACAAGCTTTGCGCGATGCGTTTAAACAATCCCAGCAGAGAGAAGAACCCGGTATTGAACAACAAATTACCTCTGAAGATACTGGGGTAAAAATTGCCGGATTGCTTCCTGCCCCGCCAAAAATATTTAGCGAGGAAACCGTACCCAAAGACCCGTTTATGAACCCGATAGGGAACTTTACCAAGCAAGAGCTTGGCGGGGACCTTTTCAAGAACTTAAATAATCAGCGCATAGATGACGGAAAACAACCGCTTAAAACTTTCTCTGTAGAAGACGTCAAAGAGGCGGGAGTAGATAACAACGTATTAGATAGTCTGTTGGCGAATAAAAATGGTTTTGATCCTAAAATGGACATCAAGCCAGATAACGTCATCAACATGGCAGTCGATAAAAACATTGATCCAAGTACAAATGGATTCAATGAGTTTTTGTAT